GATCAAAGCTGGTAAGGTTTTGTCGGGCAAACTCAAAGTCAGCCTCGGCTAAATCTTGTCCTGTTGCATACGCTGCATCATGCTTGGCACATGTTGCATCGAACGCGTCCACGGGTGGAGGTCCAGTGGCAACACTGGGTTGCCACTTACCCGCAGACCATCCTGGGCCACAATAATTTCCGTGCAATCTAAACGACATTCGCTATAAAGGGAGAGTTGGAAACGGCGTCTATATCAACTTGCCCCGTAAACGACCAACTGTCGTAGTACGTTTCCAGGGCAATCTGTTCCTCTGGTGTAATTCCCCAAGCAACGAAGACACTGAGCCTTGCCTCATCAGAAACAGGCGTTACCTTCGATGCCAGTTCTCTCCTCATCATGCGAAGCCCGCTGGCCATAGCCACTGCATTACCAATGTTGGAGTTCGGATTCCCATTGCGCATGTAAGCCTGATAAAAGGCCTGCATGATGGGCACTCCAGTGGTTAGTGCAAGGCCACACTCGCCAACTGCATACATCCACTTCCTTGCGCTCTTAGCGTCAAGTGGCATTGTGCACATTGTATCCTTCACTAAGGCTGTACCAATGTTTCTAACCATGTTCCACCCAGCTCCCGTAACAATTGGATGCATTTGACAAAATTCAATTCGCTCAAGCTCGTAGACGGGTGGCTCCACTGTCATGCGGAAACCCATCTCGAGAAACCATTTATCCAAATCCACGCTGAACTGGGCTAAGTGCTCTGCCTCCATGAACACCACACAGTCATCACCATTATTAACCAACTTGACTGGGACCTCACGGTCCCTAGCGTAAGCATGAACCAACGCGCACATGATAATGCAATTGCCTAGCGCTGTGTTCATGTCACCGGAGGCGCGTTTTCCTTTCACTGAATAGGTTAAACTTCCGTCCTCGCACCTCCCTCTGCCCTTGTTGTGTCGTTGCCACTTCAACAACTTTCTCAACTCCGACAGTTCCCCACCCACTCCACTATAGATACGCTCATACACTGAATGCTCCCACCTCAACATCCCTTCGCTGACATGCATGTCAAACTTGGTAGCGTCTAAACCGACTGCCACCGGGTTGTTAAAGGATTGCCATTTTCCTCTGATAATGCGCGCCACA